GAGGCTTTCGCCCCACCTCTCTGATTCTACACATTCGAAAGGATGTTGGATAGGAGACTCTTTGCCATGCCCGTTAAACGTTCCAGACGTATCGATGCCTCTCAGCAGGGTTATGCCCAGCTTGGTCAGTATCACTATCATTATTATAATGATAGTGTTAATGCTGATTTCGCCTGGCCATTCCTTGGTCAGAGAGCCTTTCCCTCACATCTCGATTATATCGATGATGTTGTCGGAGCTTTGCGGAGTTTTAACCCCGTAAGTCATCGTGTCGTCAACTCCCAGTTTGGGGGTTTTCAGGATTATCAGGATGCAAATGGATACGTGACCATGCCTCGCGGCATGCAAGTCAGTTTCCCTCTGGCACCTGGTGATTCCTTTCTGGATTGGGTTTGGCATCCGATCATCTCATCTGCTACTTTGTCTGACTGGTCTCTTGAAGCCTTCAATAGGTTTCATGATCAGATTCCTATGGCAGTTAGTATTCCTAACTTCCTATATGAACTGAAAGATATGAAAGGGATGATCCCTTCCATAGATCGACACAGTCTGACAAAGACCGCCTCTAACAATTTCTTGGCCTTCGAATTCGGCGTTAAGCCGTTTATCGATGACATTAAGAATATGTTAGAACTCTCCGACAAGGTCACAAAGAGGTTGCAACACCTCATTGCGACGACTGGTCGGGCTACTAGTTTGTCCTTTAAGAGAGACGCGGTTTTTGAAGAGCCGCTTTCCTTTTATCGGAACATTCTTAATAGTGGCACAGCCAATGATGGCTTTGGAGTTCGTTTTCAGAGGCAGAGTGCGAGATGTACCTTCACGGCCACTGGTAAACTTTACCAGGATCTAGAAGATCTCTCGTCTCAGGTAAGCATGATGAAGGCCCTCGCCTCAGCGGGAGGTTTTAACCGACCGGCTCGAGTAATTTGGAATGCTATTCCTTATTCATTCGTAGTCGACTGGTTTTTCCGCTTTGGCAAGATCTTGGATACATTAACTATTCAACCCTTTGGGGGCGAATTTAGTGTTAGTCACGTAGGCTATTCGCTTAAAGCGGAGTCTACGTGGCTTGTATTCCAAGAACTTGGATCAAACTATACCCCTCAATCAAAATTGATCGGTACGGTTTGGTATAAGGGTTATGAACGGAAAGAGGGTTTACCCCTAGTATCAGTCATTGCGACCGATGCTAGTCTCACTCCGAAGCAGCAGGCGCTGTCGTTAGCGATGCTTGAACAGCGTCGCTAATCACAATGAATAGCTGCATATCGAAGACACTTTTATCTTCCAATCGGATGGATAATTGTGCCTTCTTTCATGCGAGGTGTCATCGTGTTAGCAAACGATCTAACGCTCGACAATGCTGGTGGTACCGACGTTGTCTTTCGTCTGGTCAGTAATGACCAGAGTGGGACTCGTCGAATCGATGTTGCTAGTACGCTAGCTCTCCCTAATACTTTGACTATCCGTCATAGTGTTTCGGGGAAAGCGCCTAACATCGTCGACCGCCATTTGGTACAATTTACCAAAATGGTGGCCACCTCGCTCGGCTCTGTTCCCGTGAATTGCAACTTTACGTTGACAATTCCTCGAGACTCTGCGGTCACTACGACAATCGTCCATGATGTTGTTTCCAACCTCTTGGATTTCTTGTCGGATAGTGCCCTTACCGGGTTCGCCTCAACGGCGAATGTCGATGCAATTCTGAGAGGAGAATCCTGATGGGTTCTCCTTGGATGGTCTGTCGAGAATATTGACAGCCGTCCCAAACGATTGTTGTTTAACTATCGTTTGCAGAACCTATTGCGCTTGATCGTACAGGTTGCGCCTAACAGGATGGCCTAGGAGATACACCTTGTTAAAAGGTTCTCTGAAAAGCCTAGAGGAGATTTATCTCCGCCTGCATGCGCAGCTGGTTCGGTGCGATCCACTCAAATTGTGTACATCAGGACACAAGTCCTTTGTCAGAGATATCCAGACTCTTGAGTCTAGAACTCAAAACGAAGGCCTCGCCTTCTTGACCAAGACGCTCCCAAAGTTGGGCGCGGCTCTTGATCGAGGACTAACGAGTGGCAGGTTCGACATTCCAAGAGAGTTTCGAACTCAACGGAATGATAGTAGGCCCGCATTTCTGCAGGTGTACTTTAACCTGGTGTTCGATGAACACGGTTTTCTCCTGGAGGAGCCATCTGTCATGGCTATACGCCATTTAAGACAGGTCCTCTTTTTCGCGTACAAACTTAAGCTTCCGTTTTCAGAAAAGGATAACCACCGAGTAATCGATGGATTTGTCCAGACTGATAAGGAGCTCAAGTCGATTGATAATCCTCTTGCCGTAGAAATTATTTCCTTGGCAAAGATTATCACTCGGAAGGTCTTCCATGATTTTAATCATAGAGACATTCGTCCGCGACATGGTCCGGGAGCGGTGGCGACTGGTGAAAAAGGCGATGGGAAGTGGGTTTTCTCACGACTCTACGACTCTATTCACCAGGTTTACCCCTACTACGAATATTACATCGTGGGAGGAGGTCGAGAACTCACCGATCGATTGGACTGGTACAAATCGTTACACCGCCACAAAAGTGGCTGTGCGAAGGTTGTACTGGTTCCAAAAGATTCACGCGGTCCGCGACTCATATCCTGTGAACCGTTGGAATACCAATGGATTCAACAGGGTCTGGGTCGGAAGTTGGCTTTCCATTTGGAAAGGCTTTCGCCTATTACAAAGGGAAGGATCAATTTCACGGATCAAGAGGTCAATAGTAGTCTTGCTAAGAGTAGCTCTGCTACTCAGAACTATGCTACCCTTGATCTCAAAGATGCGTCAGACAGGGTTTCACTCGGACTTGTTAGAAGTGTTTTTGAAAGCACTCCAAATTTAGCTCGAGCATTAGAAGCCTGTCGTACGACAGAGACTAGGCTGCCAAATGGCAGAGTTATAACTTTGAATAAATTTGCTCCTATGGGATCAGCTTTATGCTTCCCAGTGGAATCATTTATATTCTGGGTTATAATTGTCTCTGCGGTGATTATCGCTAAGAATTTGCCACTAAATGTAGTGGGCAAGCGCGTCTTTGTCTATGGAGACGACATAGTCGTTCCCACAGACTGGGCGCTGCTTAGCATACAAGCTCTTGAATCCGTTGGCCTTATGGTTAACGAGTCCAAGTCTTGTTTCACCGGGTTCTTCCGTGAGAGTTGTGGTGTAGACGCCTACAAAGGTGTTGACGTCACTCCTTTACGCCTTAGGACCTTGTGGCCTAACCAGACATCCGATGGTTCTGCTCTGGCGGCTTATACATCGTTAGCGAATTCGTTTGCTTGCGATGTTTATAAACCGTTAAGCGAACTGATATGGATGGAGCTCGTTAAGGTCTATGGGGAGATCCCCTATGGAACCTACCGTTCTTCTTATCCATGTCGGATCGTGGACTCTCCACTCCAAGCTGAGACCTTAAATAGGTCAAAGTTTCGGTGGAGGTTCAACAGAAATATCCAACGGGTCGAGTTCTTTCTACCTAGCCTTTCATCTAGGCGACTTAGATCTAGACTCGACGGTTGGACCCGACTCTTGCGAGATTTAATATCTCCACCAGTTGGTGACCCATCGACCATGGTTCTACCTTTCTCCATGAAAATAAAGAAAGGTTGGACGAGCGTCACGTAAAGTGGCGTTATCCCGCAAGGGATTCGTTAAAAGAGG